TGATAGCATCAATAAACTTTGCTTTGTCGTAATCATCCAAAGAGTTTGTGATTTCTCGCAATGCCTCGCGGCGTTCTTGAATTGCAGATATACGTTGTTCGTCACTTGTCGCGGCGAATACAGCTTGGTTTGCCAATACTGCACGATTAAATACAGTAGAGATATTTGCATCTCCTTCATTGTCAATGATAGACTTAGCATCGAGGAAGTGTTCCCTCATTGGCTCGACGTATGTCTTTTGGAAGTCTGGGTTGCTAGACAAATCATGGAAATCCAACTTATTACGAAGATCAGTAATTTGTTGAGTAAGCTGAGATTCAAGTTGAGACTTCTGTTCGTTAGCATCGTTAAGTTGTTTTTGATAGTGGTTAGCTTCAGCAGTTGATTTGCTGTCCTCTACAAATCGCTCCAATTCTTGAATCTTTGTTTCAAACTTTGGAATCTCATTCTTTTTTACGTTGTCCAATTCTTCTTTGAGCTTACGATTCTCTTCAATCTGACGCTCGACAAATCCTTTTTTCTTACCTGTGCGGTCAGACGTAATTTCTGATTCGGTAACTCCAATTGATTCTTCTGGTGGTTCTTCCTCATTGTATTTTGGAATACCAAGATTAGGATCACCTACGTTGGTAGCACTTGGCTTACCATCGTCTTTTTGCTGTTGGCTGAACTTCTTTAGGAAGTCCGATGTATTCCCTTTGATAGGAACTTGCGGTTTAGATTTAAGGTCGCTGATGATTTCTTCGGTTGTTGCCATATTAGGATTCGTTTAGGTCTGGATCGATGTTGGATTCTGTTTGTTGTGCTTTGGAGGGAGATTTTAGTTTTTTGAATTCTCCATCTGCATTCTCACCAATAAATTGGATATGAGTTAATGCGTTACGGAGAGTATCGATTCCAGAACTTGGGGCAGATACCATAAGCAAGTGAGCTTGCAGTTTTTCCCAGTCATCATGCTTCGCAATTGAAGCGCATAGTTGTTTTATTTTGTCTGTATTCATTGTTGCATTGGTGTGATGTTATTCTCCATTTCCTGTCCGACTTCCTCAACTTCGGTAGCTTCTGGCTGTCCGGGCGTTTCTGGTTGTTCGTTTGGTTCTGGAGCTTCCTGTACCATTTCTGGAGAAGGTTGTTCTGCTGCCATTTTACCTTTAGCTTTCTGAATCTCCGTGCGAGCCTTAGCTTTCTGCAACGCAAGTTGGGTGATGCCTTGTTCCTTGCGCTGCTCGGTGCGTTGAGCGTGGCTGATAGATGCCTTGCCAATCGAAATGTCGGCGAGCTTCTTCTTGGTGTCGATTTCGATACCAGACTTGGCGGTGAGGTATTGGAGTTTAAGTTCTTCTTCGGAAGATTGTTTACCTTGTTCGCTTTGTGCCATTTCTTGGTAAACAGCAGTAATTTCGTCGGCTGCTTTTTGAGCTTGTTGCATTCCACCCATGAATTGCTTGAGGAAGTCTTTCTTCGATGGGTCTTTTGCAATGAATTCAACGTGAGCCATGATGTGTCCACCTTTGAATTGGACAGAACGAACAACCATGCCAAGTTCATCAATGTCTGGTTGACCAGCTTGGATAACTTGCATTGTAGATTGAATCTGCATCATCATGTCTTGCAAGTGACCAGTAACGTGTTCAATATGTGGATCGGTTGGCAATACTGGGAAGTTTGCAGGGTTAACGAATGCATCAGTCATTCCAGCATTTTCAAATCCAATCACACGTTTTGCTTCGCTAACCTTAGGTGACTTAGTATTACGATAACGAACTACGTTGTCCCTACCGGCAAGTGCAGCAATTGCATCTTTAACTGCGTTCTCTTGACCTTCGTTAGCTGGAGTGATTGCTGTAATCTGCAACAGCTTCTCTGCTGTGATAAGTTTGAACGATGGACTACCCGCTCCGTTGATAAGGTTGGAACGAATCGACGTTACATTCTTCATCGATGCCGCTTCTTTAGGAGTTCCAAGTTCTTCTAACTTAGCGTAGAACTTTTTAACATATTCATACCCATCATCATTTGATGTAGATGATACAAACCTACGATATAATTCTCGGAAGTATAATGTTTCGCATTCGTTGAACCGACGAATCTGAGTTCCAGAAAGTTTAGCACTTTCAGCAGCATTCAATTCTGCTTCGCCTTTTGTGCGTTGCTTTCCTCCAGCAGTAGGTGCGTCAATTCGGTATTGACCAAGGCCGCGATAAAGATCACCCATGAAGTATTGCATGAATCCAAGACCTTCTGCAACTGGCAATTGGAATCTATTCTGAGTGAACTTTGCTCCATCTGGCATTACGCTGATTGGCAACCATTCCATTTGCTTGAGCATCTTTGTTGCATCTGGACCTTGACCTTCAATGAGAAGCATTGAGTTTAAACGAACTGCATCTACGAGAGAGTTCATCGTAAAGTCATACTGACGGCAAGCGACAAATGCTTCCTCGGCTTGACTCTTGATATCATGGAATAATCCAGACCCTACTGAATCAGTCAACATATACATCATCTCGGACCAATCTTTAAATTGTCCGATCTTCAGCATCATAAATCCATGATTCTCACGAATTGTCATGTCATCGATCTTCTCTGATCCTTTGACATATTTGTTAAGATACTGACTGATTGGGGTGTAATCTTGCAGTATAATGCATTTACTGATGCTTCCATCAAACTCGCGCCAGTATACTTCATACAGGTCGATCTTCTCATTTACTGAAAGTGACCAGTTGAATCCCGCTTCACTAATTGTACGGAAGAAATCTTCGCGTGTTTTATTGTGCTGGTTGAATGCTTTGTGGAATCGGATAGCATCGATAGTTGCGTCTACGTTCCATCCCATGTCTTCAGCGGCGGTACGATTCTCAATCTTTTTGTACAACTGATATGGTGTAAGTCTTACTCTTCGGGCAAACTCCTCAAGGTTAGAAAAGTCGATGCGGATATCATCTGGGAAAAGCAAGTCGGAAAGGAACACGTGTTCTGGCATCCACCCAACATTTGACGGCCACATACCAATCCCTTTTCCGTAAAGAAGCATCTCTTCAAGGTCTTGTTCTGTATTGTAAAGGTATCCGGGCCATTCGCGGATCGCATGATCGAAGGCAATTGCAATGTTTTCAGAGTTAACTAATCGTTCTTTTTCGTTTCCAAATTTAGTAGTAATGGAGCAACAGGCTTGCCGTTCAGTAATCACATCGTAGTAACTTGACTTTTGGTTATCAACAATGAATCCCATCTGACCCCAGTTAACGTCTGATTGCCACGGCAATTTCTTTTCAGCAAGCCTGCTGTATCCAGTCGGGGGAAAGCGTTTGTAGGATTTGTAAATCCTAATACGTTTGTTTTCGCGTCCGACATTCGCAAGTTTTAAATTGTTTGCAATGTTCCATGCATGATTAGCACTAGCGATGCGTGTTTCTGGAGGTTCTCCATCTGGTCCTAGTGTGCGAAGCGTGAAGTTTTCTTGTCCAATTGAGATCATAATAGTTTATCGTTTACGATAGTTTGTTGAGTGATGCTCTATGTTTGTTACAAGAACTACACCGTCTTGCGCGAGATTCAAGTTTTGTTCCTAAAACTTTATCAGTTAGTTTTGCAGCACCATGAATGACACTTGCGATTGTATCACCTAAAGCCGGTTCGTACCAGCACCTGTCACTTGGCTGACGTTGACAAATTTGATCTTCGATCTGCCATGCTAAATCCTCTGGAACATGGTATGTGTTTGATAACATATCTTTCTTTGTGTTCGTAACGAGACGCTCCAAAGTTTCTCCGTAAACAATAGCAGGGAATGTAAGATTACCACGTGTAATCGTGTATTTGTAATACCACCCACCAACAGGGGCGCGTTTTTTATCTCTCAATTTCATCTTGCGTGAATAAAAATTTATTGCATTATGAGAATATGTCAAGAGGAAAAGGAATACAAAAATATGGGATTTCATTCCCAGAAAACATGGATGATCTAGCCATTGAACTCTACTGCTACTCAATCACCAGAGGTAATTATGGGAAGACTTACTGCATCAAAAATAATATTGATATTTCAGATTTCAAACTTCTCACTACATACGAACATTTCCTTAATGCTGTAAAGCTCCAATGGCCTACTGAAGTTGTTCTTCAAAGTAGAGGATACACCAATACTCAGATTCTTCGCACACTTGAGGAACTATGTATGAACGATGATACTGTCCTTGCTGGTGCGGCATCGATGGGTAAGTGTCTGGGAAAAGGAACGCCAATCAGAATGTTTTCTGGAGAGATCAAGCCTGTTGAAAATGTAAAGGCTGGAGATATTATTTGTGGTGATGATTTGACTCCAAGAAAAGTTCTTTCCACTACTTCAGGAAAATCAAAATTGTATCGCATTAACCCAATGCGTGGAGAATCGTGGGTTTGCAATGATTCTCATATTTTATCTTTGAAGGTTGGATATAATAAAAAATGCGGGTCTGGAAAATGGAGTCAGAAATGGAAGAAGGGCGAGATTATTGATATTCCAATTCAAGATTATTTGAGTCTTTCAAATGACAAAAAAAGAAGACTGTTGCAGTTTTATGTTGCTGCTGAATTTGAAGCGCAGGACATTCCAGTTCTTCGTGATTGCACTGCTACCTCATTTGAAGTTGAAGATATTGGAGAAGGTGAATACTTTGGGTTTTCAGTTGATGGAAATCACAGATTTTTGCTTGGAGATGGAGTTGTAACGCATAATTCGTATCCAGTTGGATTATGGGTGTATCTTGATTGGTGTTCTGCCCCACATTGCACATCTTCTTGGGTTGCTACTACTACTCTTGGTGCGTCCGAAGATCGTATCTGGGGTATTATTTCTAAACTTTACAAGTCCGCAGCACAAAAGTATGGTAACTTAATTGACTATCGCCACATGATTGTTTGGGGCGGTGGAACAGGTGATGAAGAAAAAGATTACAGAAATGCTATCAAAGCTCTCGCTTTCCAGTCTGGTAACGAAGGACAGAAGGCGATTGATACTACACGTGGTCGTAAGAACGATAGAATTCGTCTTGCTCTTGACGAGTTGCCGGAAATGGAAATGGGATCGCTGACCGCAAGGGTCAACCTTTCTTCTAACAACGATGCAGTCTTTATAGGTATCGGAAACCCATCCGCTGGTGACAATCCTCACGCCAGATGGTGTATGCCTAAAGGCCAGTCAAACTTCGATACAGTCAACCCAGACTTAATGAAGTGGAATACAGAGACTGGCGTTTGCTTATTCTATAACGGATGTAAGTCTCCAAACTTTGATGCCCCTCCAGATGAACCGCCTCCATTCCCATTCTTGATGGACAGGAAGAAACAGGCAGAAATGTTGAAACAATGTTATGGTGATGAGAACGCAATTGATTATGTTCGCAATGCTATTGGTTGGTGGCCGAAGTCGGGGTTTGTGCAGACTATCCTCACGGCTGACCTTATTAGAAATGCTGACACACTAAACGAACCATTGTGGGATTCTGAAGGAATGATTAAGATTGCAGGATTCGATACTGCATTTACTGCTGGAGGTGATAGATGCGTACTTACTATTGCCAAACTTGGTTACGTTCGCGGAACTAAAAACAAAGTTCTGCATCTTGTTGACCAACACGTTATACAATTGTCAGCAAGAGAAGCGTCCGAGTTTGAAGTTCAGCTTGCTACAGAAGTTGTTAATTATTGCCGTGCTGCCGGCGTACAGCCACAGAAGTTTGGAATGGACGTATCTGGTGATGGAGGTCGAGTTGGTCAAGCTATCATCAGAGAATGGTTGCGCTACGATTCTAATGGTCATTCTATCGCACTTATTTCTTCAATGGGTAAACCTACTGATCGTATCGCCGCCGATGTCGATAAGCGTCCATGTAACGAAGTTTATGATCGATTGATATCTGAATATTGGTACTCAGCATATCATGGTTTTAAGAGTAGAGTTATCTATGGAATTGATCCAACATCAGAACTTTCACGCGAACTTTGCTTGCGTAGGTACAAAACCAAAAACAAAAAGATATCTGTAGAGACAAAAGATGATTATAAATCTCGTACAGGATTCTCTCCCGATTTGAGCGATTCGTTCCTATACGCACTTGAAATGTCTCGTCGTAATGGGCTGGTTTTTATCGGAAACGATAAAGTTGTTCCAACAAATAGATTCTGGGCTAAGGAAGAAAAGAAATTAGAATCATTCAGCGATGATGATTCTTACTCTGTAGACGATAATGGTGACTGGTAAACCACAACCATTAAGTTCATCCGTTTCTCACACGATGTAGGAATGAGTGCCTTACTTCTCATTCTTTGATTACTATTAATGGCTGTGGTAAATTGTAGCAGCCGAAAATATAAAGAACTACTAACTTAGTCTAAAATTCCTTCAAGTTCCAAGGTATTTGCTACTTCTTCTGGAATTACAATTCGGATGAACTTCTCACCATCCATGTATCCAAGAACTTCGGTCCTGCGAATATCTTTCTTTTTCACCCAACATTGATTGAATTGCTGGCGAAATAAAATTTTCTCTTTGTTTTCTTCAATGTGAAATCCTTCGCAAAGGATGCATGATTCAAATGTATTCATAAATTAAATATCCGTTTTCTCTAGCCCATTTTGGATTGTCGTGGATTCTGGTGTGACAGATACGGCAGACAGCCATAAAAGTACCCATGTTAGAAAGGTTCTTACCACGCTTAGACTTATGGTGGATGTCCGTTGCCTCTCCTCCGCATACTTCGCACTTGCCTCCAACATTCTGTAAATACGTTCGTCGAACTTCTGAGTATTCTTCATTCTTCTTCCTGCGCGAATCTGATACTGCTTTTAACTTTCCACCTTTTTTCTTGAACCCTGTTTTTGCTTTGAGCGGTGTCCTTCTGAGCATTTGTAGTATTCAGTTAAATCTTGAAGTCCGATGGCGGCCAACTCCAGTTCGTCGTACTCTGGCTGCAAAGAATTGGGGAAGTCAGTACCTCGTTGGTGCATTGGTCCGATTGTACTGGCTGGGTATCCGCTGACTTTAAGTCGGTATTTACCTTCTTCGATTGTGAGGAAGACGTACATAAATCTATTACTTTTTTAAGTTGGTCTTTTTTAAGAATGCAGCGATGTAGATTTTCGATTTGATTGACGTGCGATCCAGTTACTCCGATTGCTTTTCCAAAGTCACGCGATGTCATCTTCAATCTTTCGCGGATTGTTTTCAATTCCTTGGCAAATATCTGCCGCGCTTTGTCCTTAACATACAATGCGTGTTCATTCGCCATCAAGCATTGATCGTATGCTAATTCTATTGGCAGTTTCGTTTCCATTTGATAACGTAATGTAAGAAGTATTTATTGACAAGTCAAGCGTTTTTTATTACATTAAAAGCCGCATGGATAATACAAACAACGAACAATCGATAGCAGAACTCATGCTGGCAACAGCAAGGAAGTCTGTAATTATAACAAATCTTTCTTTGTCGGAAGCAATGGAAACCGGCATGATGGTTCAATACGAATCATTCGGCCAAGTTCCGTGTGTTT